TAAGAGTATTACCATGTCCACAACTACATCTGTTGTAAATATAAAGGAATTAGTTACTCTATCATAAAGTCGTCTATTTCGTTCTACTATATCTGTAGTATAATCTCTAAGAACTGAAATTGCATCTACTTTTATACAATTTGATGGAAGATCTATATGTCCATCACTATTAGGTGATAAAGTTAAACGTAAATCTGTATTAAATACCCATCCTGAACTTTGTACCTCTCTATTAATATTATTTAGGATTAGTTCAGCAATTTCTGCTTCCTGTAATCCTGATCCTAATGTATTTACAGGTGCTTCACCTATACCAATTAGAATTGAATTGACAGCATCTAACTTAGATGTATTTATTAATGTTGCCATATGATTAAATAAGAATAGTAGGTAGGTAAAAGAGGGCAGAGCAGGAGGAACTGGAATGAGGAAGGGTCACTCCGTTTGGAAGAGATCCTCCTGTTACCCTCTATTTTAGATTAAGATGCTGGAGCCATCAGTGCTACGGACATTGCTGGTCGTAGTACGTTATGACCCATTGCATACCTAGAAACTACCAATGTACCTTGACGTTCAATCTGGTATTCAGATTCAACGGACAAGTCCATCAGTTTCACAGTTGCAACAGCATCCTTATGCATTACTAAAGCACGAACCTTGAGAGATTCATCCTCTAGATTAACAGCAGATGTGCCATCAAGACCTCCTGAAGCACCAGTATTACTACCACTATTTACCACAGCAGTATATGCGTCTGGAAGGTTATAATGGGAAGCACGGCCCGAACCTACAGTATTTGCAAGTGGGGCAGCTCCTGTTGAAATTGCAGGATCAGCAGTTGACCATAGTGAACCTGTCCATGTTGCTGCTGCACCATGACCCATAGATCCAAGATGAGGAGTTCTGACTACAGGAATACCTGCAATCATAGGAAGATCAATATCTTTAACTGATCCTCCACCACCAACATCTCTATTAAACATTGTCAAGGCAGAAATAGCTTCACTATTTACACCTGTCTTGAACAAGGAATAGAACTGGTCGGTCGCACAAATACAAACAAGATCCTCAAGAGGTGCTCCTGCACTCTCAAGAATACGTTTAGCTTCGATTATACCTTCTACAAAGTCGGCTGCTTTTTTTGAGTCGGCTAAGTTAGCGGCATAAGTCACGTTTGCTGTGAAATCTTCATCATCCCATGAATCATAATCTTGAATCATTTTGCTTGCACGTTGCTTATTAGTCGTTAGTGCAGCTTTTACAGCCATACGAAGGATATTTTGGTCAGCCGCTTTCGCTAAAGCATAACCTGATTCCTGTGTATAGACTGAACGGATGTCAAAGTGTTGCATTGCTTCATCAATATTAGGGATGAATTGTGCAGCGATTAAGAGATCATCAACTGAGACTACTCTCTCAGCGTTTGCCGCTATAACATCAGGCATGATCTCTTTACCCGGTGTATGGTATTCTGCATTTCGGTATTTACCAGTCATAATAAACTGAGCAGATTTACCTTTCTTAATTGATCTTACACGGCAATAGTCCATCATGATGTTTCTTGTCTGAAACGCTGTCATGACTTCACCTGCGTAAAGTTTTAAATATAAATTCCTTACGTCACCGGCTTTATTCGTTTGTCCACTACGTTGTGCTGCAGCGTCCAAAGCGTTTGAGGCTCCTTGAAGTGCCATATTTTTCCTTTTTGATTAAAGTTACGCTAGATTTAATTCTAGCATTTAGATTATAAAAGTCTCCATTTATAACCACAACTGTTCAATCAAAGTTATCCACCTCAATGGGCTAAAATTTACTCTGTGTAGTATTTTGGGAGTATTACATAATGGATGATTGGGACAACTTCTGTGTCACCTCATCCCTGTAAGCAGGGTCATTCTGATACCGAGGATCATTCATAGCCTTCGTCAGTTGAGTTACTGATTTATAAGAACTAATATTTTTACCACCTGTATCTCCCTGTAATAGAGTTGGAGTCTCACCAACTTCTACATTCTTTCTTGCGTGTAAAGACTTAATTGCAAAAAGTACATCGTCTGTATTTGGATTTTCTATTGCTCTATTGAAAGCATCTATCTCATTTTCTGGTAAGGTATTCTTTGCCCAATCTATGAGAGCGTTATATTCCTCTTGTCCTCCTACAGATTCAAATGCTTTTTCTGTTATTTGATTAGCTATTGCAGATTGACCAGCTATCCATGTATTTACAACTTCAGCATTCATTCCACCTTCTGCTAATTCAGCATATGATGCTTCACTTAATTCACCTTGTTGAGAATATTCTGTAGCATATTTTTTAAAATCTAATCCTTGATTTTTTAATGCTTGACTTACCTCATCTACATTTGCCCGTTGTGGATTTTCTTCTCTTTCTTCTGAAGGAGGTGTATCTCCAGATGATAGTTTTTGTTCTAATTGCGAATATGCTTCAGCTAGATCTTCTGGACTTTCAAACTTATCTGGAAGCCATTTAGGTTTTCCATCTTCTCTTGGTACACTTTGGACTCTTTCAGCCTTATCAATCATTTCCTGAATATGTTCTTGACTTTCAGGTTCTGGATCTTCGTGTGTCTCTACTACGTTAGTATCTGCCATATATACCTTCCTTTTTATTGTAATTGTTGATTCTGAATTTCACCCTTAGCTATTTCTGGAGCGACCTTACCTACTACTTCACCCATCATCTGCTGTTCCTGCATAGCCTCTTGTTGTTTCTGCATATCTTGAGCTTCTTGTTGTTTTTGTTCCTCAGATTTAACTAAACCATTAGCTTCAATACCAAGAGAGGCCGCTAAACGAGAAATATACTCACTAACATTTAATTCTCGTATAACTAAATCTGGTCCAAGAGGTGATAGGTGTTGAAGAAAACTAGCTAGTTCATTTAAATCTTGACCTCTTCCAAGAGCTTCTACTCCTGTAATCACCATAGGTTTCAGTGAATCATCAGGAAATGGTGGAAGTTTCTTTTCTTTCTTCAACTTATTCATGATGAGTTGTACCAAAGGTAATTGGAATTCCTGTGATAAAATTGAGTAAACTCCTCCCAATGCTATTTCCAATTCTTGATATGCTATTCTAATTTCCTCTGCTGTCACTCTTTCTGCCTGTCTTCGGACAGAAGAATTCATAAGAAATACACGAGACAACCTTTCGGATAGAGTTCGTATTGTATCTTGAGCAACTCTAAAGTCTGCAGATTTTTGTAACTGAAGAGTAGAAACATCTTGATTATCGCCACTTACTATTGCTCCATTAGGAGAATCTGCAAGTGTTTTAATTCTTGTAGTTCCATTTGGACGTACTAAGAATAATATTTTAGCGGCGGCGGCACTGCCTTCTACAATTGCTTTAGTTAATGTTTCTAAAGATTTTAAATCACCTATATATTCTTCAACGAATCCTCTACCATAATCCTCACCATCTATATGAGTGAATCGGAGAGCAATAAAAGGGTTCTTATTTTTTGGAAATGATCCTTCACTACCCGGAACTATACTACCCTCTACTTCTTGGTGTATTTTCCAATTTCTCCCTGTCCATTTAATACAGGTGAAAAGATCTATACTTGTTTTTGGTATATCATCTTCTTCTATTTCAGCTATTAAATGTTTAGCTTTATCTGGTAAGGATAATGGAGACATTGTTTCTTTAACAATTATCTTCAATACATTACCCATTGAATCTCTTTTAACAATATATCTATCTAACTTAAAAACTCTCATCTGTTCTTTTTCAGGTAGATATACTAAAACATTTCCTGCCACGATTAGGTGTTTTAATGCTTCGGAAATAGGAACACGTAACGCTCGTACTTCAATCTCTTGAGCTATCATATGTTCTATTCTAGCAAGGGCTTCTTCAGCTTCTCCTCTTTGATCAGCTAATAAATTTTCTAACTCTGCATCATCTATTACTAATCTAAAAAAAGGTGCATTAGGTGGAAGGAGAGATAAAAGTAATTTACTGGATAAATTATTTACTCCTTCTGCTCCTATAGATTGGAAAGGAGTAGGTAGAATAGAGGAACTAGAATGACCTTCATTAACTAGAAGTGAAGGTATTGTAAGTTCAGAGGCTGACCTTGCCCTATCTAAGAAGGGTTCTCTTTCTCCTTTGAGATTCTCATACATTCCTTGAGCATAACCTACCTCAATTTCCTCATTATTATTTATACTAATAGATTCCATAATTTATTAAATTTTAAGAGTAGAGGTGGCGGAAGGTCGTCTATATTTGGTAGATCCTCTAGCAAATTTCTTTCCCTTACTTATAGCTAAGAAGGGATTATTTTTCTTCCTCTTTCCTTTATTACCTTTAGCAAATGTATCAATACCTGAAGTTATCTGAGATGACCCTCCTATTTCTCCTGTTTCTCCTGTTTCTCCTGTTGATGTAGTAACTAAACCTACCCACTCATTGTTTACTTCTTCTAATGGTTTGTTAATAAACGTGTTGAACAAGGAATCTCTAAGATCCCCTGCTGCTCCACCAATATTATTTAGTCCGGTTGTGATTCCTGTCTCTATCGCATTTAGACCTTGTGTAATTCCACTTGTTACAGCATTAGAAAGTTGTTCTCCCCCATGCATCACCCCACTCGTAACCTGTCCTAAAGTTCCACCTGATCCTGTACCTAGATTAGAAACATTTGTAGTAACTGCACTACCTATATTACCTGCTTCTGCTCCTATTGCTGATGTTCCAGTAGAGACACCCTCAGTGACTGCACCTGTAACCTGTCCTAATGCATCACCTGCTGTTTCTAATGCTCCGGTAGCTGTGTCTGTAACTGCACCACCTATATTACCTGCTGTTTCAGTTATTCCTGTAGCAGTTTCCTTCACTCCTTCAGTTATTCCTGTAGCAGTTTCCGTCACTCCTTCAGAAACAGCATTGGCAGCAGCCTTTGCCTCGGCCTCAGCTTTAGCAGCAGCAACTCTTGCAGTTTCAGCAGCAGCAGCAGCCTGACGTTCCGCTTCAGCTTTAGCATCATCAGCTAACTTTTTGGCAGCCGCTTCAGCAGCAGCAGCAACCCGTTCACCCTCCGCTTTAGCAGCAGCAGCAGCCTCTTGAGCTTTTTTAGCAGCCGCTTTTTTAGCCGCTTCAGCAGCAGCAGCAACCCGTGCAGTCTCCGCTTTAGCGGCAGCGGCAGCCCGTGCAGTCTCCGCTTTAGCAGCAGCAGCAGCCTCTGCAGCTTTCTTTTTAGCCGCCTCCGCTGCCTGTGTGAAAACACTTCCAGTCTTCTTCGTTACTTGCCCTAATGTGCCTCCTCCTCCACCTCCACCTCCTCCTACACAGAGGGTTACTTCTCCTTCATACTCAAAAGACTTATCATCAATTTTTACCAATTGACCATCTAGCCACTTATAATTTATTTCTGTGTATATTTTCATGTTAGTTATAGGGGAACGTAGTATTGGTAACGAGTAATTATTTTTATTTTCGTTGCTTTAGATAAGTCTACTGCTATTTTGGTAAA